TTCAAAGGCTCTATCAGAAGCCTCTGTGTCGAAGATTTCAGCATGTTGGCCTTCGTAACGGTTATACTCCATCCCGAACAGGGCGTTGAGGCCGGGTTCGAGTTCTTTTGCAAGTTGTGCGCGAGAAATAGCCATAACCTAAACTCCTATACGCCTGTCGTCGAAACAGTACCACCTGCAATCGCACCATTCGGTGAATTGAAGTGGTTGTTTAGACGCACGATTACACCAATGCCAGAGGCCGCAAAATCTGCGTTCTCGACATCATCAACAATCCCCATAATCCGAAGATTCAAGGTGTTTGTCGTAGCGATTGTGCTGACTGCCAACGCTGCGGAAGACTTACCAGTAGTCGTACTACCAGAAGCACCCGAAGAGAAGTTCGCGTTCGCAAAGATTGCGGCACGAGCAGTCGCTTCATTCGTTAGCGAAGCGTCAGACGCTACTATAAACTGTTGTAGGGGATCATCAAAAACGAAGGCTCTGACAGGAAAATTACTGTCTGCACCCGACCCAGGCCAATGTTTTGAGAACACGACCTCACCGGTAGTCGAGCTAACGTATTCGCATCCGTTAAACGCACCCAACAGACCTACAGTTCCACCAGCGGCTGCACCAACAATGTCGATAAAACCTGTGCTAAGTGGAATAACTGGAGAACCTGTGTAGATGACGTTTGAGTTATCGGAGGCAATACGGTACTCGGTCATACCCGTGCTGTTTGTATTCTGTCCAACTTTGGAGTAGGGACGTAAGCCAAATGCACCATTTGAGTTTGCCATTTTATACTCCTAACAAACGTTTCAGTTCTATTCGGAGGAGTCGTTGCCTCTTCCCCCGAAAGTTACACGACTTTGCCGATCACTTTGTATCGGCATCGAGGGATGTTGCTCCCTCATGAGGTTTTCATCAACGGCTTTCATCTGGTTGCGGGTCTGATCCCGGAAATAAGCAGTTCTCTCAGAAACCGTTTCCTCTGGAATCCGGCAAAGCATAAGCCCACCGTTTCCAATCACACCTTGAAACTTACCTTCGTCGATTGTGGGTGCCTCAAAATCTGGATATTCATCCGATCTTACTGGCTCCCATCCTTCTCGAAGTTTGGAATGAACATTTGTTTTGTCATCCTCACCTCTAATGCCGACTCTCACCCACCGATGGATAAATCCTTTGGGGGCTTCAGGTGCCTCCAGCATACTAGGGGGCTTCCAAGGAGTTTTGCGCGCAGTCTTTTTGCGAGTCTGCGATTCTCGTGGTATGCGTTTCTCAGTCATGTTATCTATCCTTATTTAATTTTGCAACTTCTTTGGCGTAAGCCTCGTATGGAACATTCAGTTTTCTAGCTATCGCCTTTTCTGATTCCGTTAGTTTTATTGTTCTTTTACGTTTCGATGGCGCACGCGAAGCAGTGTTGGTTGCGGCGGCAACTGGTGGTTTAGATGACTTAGCGTTGTTATCCTTTGGATACTTACTAGGAAAATCTTCTTTTAATTGTGCGTCCAGCCTCTCATAGTAATCATCCGTGGTTGGGTCTACGCCCTCTTGCACCAGCTTCTGATGTATACCCATCGCCGCGTATGTCATCGATTGATCCTCACCGAACCAATCATTACGTTCTGCCCACGCTTGTGCTTTTGGATCAGGGACATTCGGCGGTGGTGGTGGCGAGGCAACCTGATCTTCTGGCTCTGCCTCGGCACGTTCCAACTTATTCTTAGCTTCTTCATATCTAGATTGCTCTAAAGCTAAACGACTTATTTTTTGCGTTGCTTCAAAAAGTTTGTCAGGATCTGACTCATCTTGAGCTTCTCGATATTGAACTTTTGCGGCTTCTAGTTCTGACTCTACGCGACTGCCAAACTCTCCAACTAAATTCGTTTCGTTCTTTTTATTTTCAGACCGCAACTGTTCTAACTGTTTTTTCATGGACTCAGCGTAGTCCAAAGCGGCTTGCTCCCTACGCTCTGCCTCACGTCTTTTGTTCGTTAGACTATCTATTCTTTTCTGTACACCTTGAGTGTATTCCGATAGTTCGTCTGATTCAGTCCCTGAAGTTTCGGCCAACTCTGACTCTGTTGATTGGTCGTCAGAAAGAGTTTCAGCTTCGGTCTGTTCCTCATCAGTTTGACTAGGTTCAACTTGGTCGGTTCCGCTTTCTTCCTCAAGCTCAAGTTCAATTTCTGTTTCATTTTCAGTTTCTTTCATTTCTGCTTCAGACATACTGTTCTCCTAAATTTTTATGTCTTCTGGATCAATAATTGTAGCGATTACTTCATCGTCATTAATTATGCGAACCTCGCCATCCTCTAGCTTGAAGCGAGAACCAGCGTATCGACCAATGCAAACCCAGTCGCCTTCTTTGCACCAAGGCTCCATGTCTGCACCAAATTTTTCAGGATCTTTGTAGGCAAGTGGCCCAACTTTCACAACATACGCGACCACAGTTGCAAGTGCCTCACGATCTGCGACAGCATCTGGAATATAAATACCACCATCCGTCTTTTCGCGCCCTCGATATGGCATGACAAGAATACGCCAGCCCGTGGGCTGCGGTACTCTTTCCATTGCTTTCTGTTTAGATTCGGCTTTCTTTTTTGCTTCTATCGCCGCTTTTGCGTAATCAGGAACCAGTAACGTCTTCGTCATCTGTGTCAAAACCTTTTAGCAGGGAACTTAATTCATCTAATGCGGTTGAGAGTCCCTGTATCTCACCGACGATGCTGCGGTACTGTTCCATGTCTTTTATAGACCCGCTAGAAACAGTAATCGTTAAATCACTTATGCGATTGTTCAGAGTTTTGCGGTATTTGGTTACGAAGTCAACAAGGTTCATCGGACGCCTTTGAAACCGACACCAGATATAGCCGCGCCTGTACCACGAATTGTCCCGCGACTAGGACACTTGCCACCTTTGGCAACCTTACCACCATTCTTGAAACCCATTCTAGCTACAGCCTTCTTACCCTTTTCAGTTTGAGCAAGAGCCTTCAAACCGGGATTGGGTAGATCGTCGATTGAGGTTTTAAGTTTTGCTTCACCACCATCTTTCATTTTCTTTACGCCTCCTATTTTACCTTTATTGAGACTAGCATAAAAAACCTGCTTGCCTCGTTTTTTGCCATACTGTTCTGTCATGGCATCCATAATCTTTTCGCCTTTTTTATTTAACGGCATCAGACTAACCCTTTCCTCTCGCTTTATCTATAGCTCTTGAACCAAACCAGAAACTAATTATTGCAGCAAAGATAGCTTTTGTATCCTCATCCCACAACACGTTAAGAGACTCAGCTACACTCATGCCGCTACTCAGTGCCTCACGCAACAACGTGATTTCAATCGCCAGAAACAAACCAAAGAAACAATAAGTGATTACTGGACGCACTGAACGTTGCAGTGCAGAGATAATCCCTGTGCCGCTGTTAATGCTCATGTCATGCTGGATCAATCTGTCATGCTCTTTGTCAGCAGCCTGTGCTTCAAACGCTTTCAACTCATGGTCAAATCCTGCCTTGCGCAGTTCTGCCATGCTCTTCATTTTTTCTAGTTCAAACTTCTGATTGCTCTTTTGTTTAAAATGATCAGCAATCGCTGGAGCCGTGCTACTAGCAAACCCTATCAAAGAACCTATTACACTAAGCATTATCAGTACCCCTTAAATCGTTTGCCTTTTGAGTCCCATTCTTTTTTCAGTCTTCGTTGCTTTTTTCTCATCAAGTTATATTGGCGATACTTATTTATCGGGCCGTTGTATTTATAGATTACTTTCGGTTCATCCATGCTGTTGTACCCATGTAGGTTCCAACCACCCCTGCCTGTGCAATGTAAAATAAACCCAAAAGATCAGCCAGACCAGCGACTCGGCTGTCTGAAACTATAGGTGTAAACAGAACCACGCTTGCAACAATCATACTAGCCATTGCAGTCCAGGCCATAAACTGCTGTGCCTTGGCTTTCTCCTCACGCAGTTCTAATTCAACCATTTCTTTTTCACGAGCAATCTCAGCATCCGTCACAATCCCATCGCCATCAAGATCGTGGGCTTCATAACGGCTACCGGTTTCAAATTTTTTATTAGTCGCCATCAACAACTCTCAGTTTTACAGGTTTGTTGTCAGTTATGGTCTGCACTCTTTTTTCTATCTCATCCATAGACACACCTTTTCGATACCACTCTTCCATCTTCTTTTTTATTTTATGGTACTTCCCCCAGCGACCAGCCCAAACAGATGTCATTTTTTATTCAACTCCCTCATCACAGCGATCTCTTCCTGTGTCTGTATACGTTCCCTGTTCGTCGCATCACGTTTTGCGGCAATCTCTTCCTGCGTATCCAGCCGATCTGCCGCCTGCTGTGCAGACTGCTGTATGCGTGCTGTTTCGAGTGCCGCGTCAGTCTGATCTTTTTGCGTTTTGCGCTGTTGGTCTGCGGCAGCAATCTGAACTTCAGCTTGGCGAATACCAACAAGCGGATCAGGTGCTTCAGGAGGCGATATACCCGGTGCATACTGTGCTACCAACTGTGCCGTGATCTGCGGAATGAGAGCTGCTAACTGCTGTTGAGCTTGCGCCTGTATCTGCATCTGCAACTGTTGTGCCATAGCAGGATCAGTAATCGTAGCCATAGCCTGTTGCATCTGCTGTTGAGCTTGCGCCTGCACCTGTTGAGCCGCTGTCTGTTGTGCCAGATAGCCAATCCGTTCAAACAACTTAGAAATCAACGCGCCCTTAACCGGAGCCACTTCACGCATAATAGGTGTTTGCAACATCGAAACATAAGCCGTGATATGTGCTTCCTGATTCTGTTGTGGAAACGCTTTGAAATCCTGACCAGAAAAAAGTTTGGCAATCTCCGATGCTGGATCCATGGGCTGCGGTTCAGGTTTCTTGGGCAACAGTTCATCAATGTTCTTAACTTCAAGCGCGGCATACATACGACGATACGCTTCGCGTAAATCATGAATCTCTGGATTCTGTACAGCCATCTGCAACTGCGTTTGTGCCAAAGCCTGACGTTGTGCGGCAGAAAAAATATTAGGGTCAGACACCGGAATGATATCTACCCGACCATCAAAATCCTGTGCGGCAACCTGTGCAGGCACACGCAACTGATATGGATACACCTCAACCGTATCACCGATAATCGCAGAAAGAAGTTTGAACTCCTGCTTTTGGGCATAGTGCATCCGTTTGTGAATAGCACTCATGACCCGTGATCCGCGCTCCAGCAAAGCAACTGTCGTGCCTACCGGCGCATTTGAGTTCATGTCACCCGTAGAATTATCGGCAATCGAAGCATACCTACGACCACTATCGACAATCACACCAAGCAACTGTGCCAGTGTGTTCGACGGTTCTTTGTACGGTAGCGGTGATATGGCGTTACGAATATCACCACCGGGCGCATCAATGTCCCTGAACTCACCAGGCTGTAACGGTTCATCATCATTACGGATACGAACACCACGAGCCTTGAAACCGGCAGG